AGCTACTACATCTTCAAAGAGTTTTTGCTTTTCAACAACAAGTTTCCAGGCATCTGCTAGATCAATAACACCTTTACCTGTATCAAATAGTTTATACTGAAGTGCAACCATTTGTTGAGATACAGTATCTGTTCCAGCAGCATTTAAAGCAAGTGTTCTATCGAGATCGTTAAACGCAGAATTCATTTGATTAACTAAAGCAATTGTATTCTTTTGATCTTCAGTTAATTTTGCTTGAACTAAAGCGTCTGGTTTAACTGGTGGGGCTGGTGGCACTAATTGTGCAAGTGGTGGATTAACACGTCCACGACCGCCACCAGCCGTTGATGTTCCGCGATATTCATTTAGACGCTTAGTGGCATCTCCGGCATCAATAGCAGCTTGACGTTCTTTATCAAGTGCAAGTGTACGCTCGGCTGCAAGTTGGCCACCTTTTTTAAAATTAAATAATCCTGCATCGGCTCGTGCCATTCCTTCAATTGCGGCAGCTTCTATGAGAGATACGTGTGATGCCTTTAATACAGAAATAAAATTGTTTACATTTTTTATTGATTCAGTGGCCCAAGTTGCCGATTGAGTTGCGGTATCAGTAAAGAACCCACTTAACAGCATTTTTGTTTTGTCTACTTCTAATCCTAAATTAGTAAAAGCCTTTTCTTGACGTGCTCCTGCCAACTCTAATTCTTTACTTGCAACAGTGCCAGCAATACGATCTTGATAATCTTTATATTCAGTTGATAAAGCACGAAGCGCAGGAAGTTGGTCGCGGAATGATTTGCTCATTACATCTTGCATTGCTGCGGTAGCTGCTGTGCTTCTACCTAAAGCATCATAATTCTTAATTAGTATTCCTGCTACTTGGGGTGCACTTTTTCCAGCAAGTTCTTCTTGACTAACTCCTAAAGAACGGAATGAATTAATAGTTTTTAAATTGCCTTTTTCTACTTCATCTAAAGAATTTGTTAGTTTATCTAAAGATGACACCATACCAGTAACTGAACCACTATTCTCATCAGCAATTAATTGAAAAGTGGCTAATTCAGTTGTGGTGAGACCCATCTTATCAGCTAATTCAGCGGCATTATCAGCCGCATCTGCCATTGCGGCTGAATTAAGAATTAAGGCACCTGTTGCTGCTACTGCTACTGCTCCGATAGCAGCAAGACCTGCTACTACACCGGTTAAGCCCGCAGTTAAACCAATAATTGAATCAGTAACACCGCCGATACCGCCAGTTGCTAAACCGCTAAGTTCGCTGCTTAGTCCTCTGATGCCACTTGAGACACCTTGAAGACCTTCACTAAATCCCTTATTAATACCCTTAGCGGATTTAGCGGTATTCTCTAACTCTTTCTGTAAGGACTTTAAACCGCCTTCAGCGGATTTGGTGTCAATATCAACGCCAAGTGTAAAAACGGTATCTGTCATTATGTTCCTTTCGAGCTTTGTTGCATTTGTTTCTTAATCTGCTCTGAGATCTTATTCACATATGCAATATCAATTCTCGTAATAATATCTATAAAATTGCCTACATCATCTATATCTAACCAATTGGCATAATCGATTATCTTCATAGCAGGTATTGTGCCTATGTAACCATCTCCATTATGCCTCTCACTATTTAATCTAAAAAACGAGTCTAAGTAAATATCATAACCATTTGGAACAACCGGCTGTGGCCCTGCCATTTGTAATGCACGATTTTGGCTTAGAGTTTGTAGTTCGGAATATTTTGCAAACCAAACTACAAACTCTGTTAGTTTTTTACTACTTCTTCTTTCTTCTCAAATATCTCTTTACGTAACGCTTGCGATTCAGTTGTAATCCAATTAGCGAAATCGCTATATTCCATCATCCACTCGTGAATCTTATCGTGGCTGAACACAAGTTCTTTGCCATCTTCTTCTACATTCTTCCACGCAAATACTAAACTATGAGCATATAATTGGTAAACTTTACCCATTGCCACATTGGCTTTCACATCTTCGAATGCCAATGCGCCTGCTTCTTCTAAACCAATTGCTTCTTTAAGAGTAAACAATTCAGTAATCTTCTTCTTTTGATGACTGTTACCCATTGGTGCAATTAGAAATTCCATTTCGTTCCAAGTCTTCCAAACTGCTTCGGACTTTGGGTCATACTTTTTAAATGCGTTTTTGATATCCATATTAAATCCTTGTTATGATTTTATTTTACTGTCACTTGTTATTTATCTCCACCCAAAAAGAAGCCCCACCGAAGTGAGGCCCGCATCCTTGCTAAGATTCTTAAACTGCTGCTTGGCTCTTCAAACCCATTGTTGCACCTAATGTGCCATCTAACAATGCACTAAAACCACCTTCTAACAATACATCGGCGTTGTTACCAGTAATATTCTTTGTGATGTTAGTAAACTTGCACTTTGGCAAGCGGATTGTGTATTGATTACCATTTGTAGTACCACTAAGGTCATCTAAAGTAACCGATAAAGCAAAGGATTGATCTGCTAAGAACTTTGTGTAAAGTGCATTTGTTGCAAAATAGATCTTTACAGTTCCTGTTACAGCAAATTGGCCAGACGCTACACCTGCTGGTGCCACCGATCCAATTGCACGTTGCTCGCGCAAATTGTTTGTAATAGTGAATGCAACTGATTCAACATTACCTGCTGTAGTTCCATCAATTAAAACTGCGGATACATTAGCAAGTGAATTATAAACTGCATTTGTATTTGCTGCTGTATAACCAGTTGCATCTAAACTTGTAGAACTATTTGTTTGATCGGAACTTCCCATTAAAGTAAAGTTGCCTGCAACTACTGCACCTTGAGCAACATTCAATGTCATTGCACCAACTTGCATATCAATGAATTGAGTGAAGTAATTTGTGCCGGAAGCATCAGGTGTATTCTTTTCGATAGTAAAATACTTCTTAGTAACACCGTTTTTAATTTCAGTACCAGCACCATCAAGCGGTGTTGCGGATTGTAGCAATCCTTGTAGGAAGTCATCATATGTTCCATATGAGAATTCCATATTGATATCGCCGCCAATAGATGTTGAAGTTCTGATAGAATCAGCAACATTACGGTTTGGGCGAATTTCAGCAGAAGCTGTGGTCGCTGCTGTAGAACCAATTGTTTCACTTACGAAACGAAGTTCTTTAAGAGTTGTTTGAACGGTACCACACGCACTTTGCACGCCATACGCGAGTGTGCCTTCTGATGTGGATGCAAAGTTTTGACAGGACATAGATGATCTCCAATTAATTGTTAGTTATTTATCTCATTAGACAATACAGTGATACCACTTGTATGGCACTGAGATATTCATTTGATACCAGCCATTTACCGGTGGCAATTCACGAACTGTGGCTGCACCAGTTGTGATTCCATTAAAACTAACAGCATTAAAGATAGGAAAGATTTGATCAACTAAATCTCTAGCTGGCTGCGATCCAATATCTTGTGCTGTAAATACATTTACATTGATTGTTCCGTTTATAGTTGTGATATTTCTACCAACTTCTTGTTGTTGACTTGTTCCGCCAATTAGGCTCAATCTTACAAATTGAATACCTTTGTATGGTGTAGGAATAGAAACATTTCCTTTCTTTAAGACGGTAACATTTCCATATTGAACAGGTGTAGTAAATGTATCAAACATCGTACCAAAGCGAGTTTCGATAGCTTCTCTTTCTTCACTAAAAGATCTTATTTGTTGTGCAGTGTCTAGCATTATTTTCCTACCTTTTGTATATTTGAACGAAACATAGCACTAGGTGCAACAGTATCACTACCAAATTCTAACCACCCAATATATGGCACTTCATTGCGGATCTCACCTGAGTCACCAATCTTATTAACAATCTTTGTTGAGTTAGTACCAGCTTGTGCTCGACCAGTCTTAACTGGTGTATCAGCACGAATGCCGTCGACTAATGTGGATTGCATTGCTTGTATCTTTTGTACGCCCCACCTATTAAGATCATTTATTACAGAATTAGAATTAGCCATTTAATCTCCTTAAATGATCTTCAACTTCCCATTTAAGAAATATATTTTGCCAATACTGAATATCTTCGTTCATATGTCTAAGAGTTTCTTGTGTAACTATTTGGTGTGTAATATCCTTTGCCATTTTGTCAATCCATTGCTTTTTAACATCATCTGGCATATCATCAAAGTTTGGACGAAGTATTTGGATAGTTATTACTTCACGCATTTTAGTTACTCCTCTTGTCCCTTTGATAATCTAAGGGTTAAAGTTGCTTCTGCTTCATCAACTGTAGCGGATACAATTGACCACTCAGTTCCATCAGCTGTAACAGCAATATCAAAATTCACTTCGGGCATAATCTCTAAAGTTTGCTTTGAAATAATCGCACTAAGATCATCACTACGAATAGAATTATTGCTATTAGCAGCGCCTCTATTATCATCGACCCACGGGCCAACCACTGCTTTAATTGTATAATCATTGTGGCTTGTTATTTGAGCACCAGTGCCTTCATCGTAATTTATATAGATTGAACGTCTAATAATAAGTGGCTGGCTAATAGACCCAAAAGTATCATAGATCAATTTACTTGCTAGATTTTGAAAGTCTGTTTTAAGGCTCATTATGCGCCCCTAGTAATTGCTACTGAACCAGTGCTTTGTGTTAGTAAAGGACGCAAAATAAGGCTAATTTTGTACAGCGGATCAGCACGATAACCTTGTGTACCCTTGAATTGTTTTTCTTGTTCTAGTGCGGATACTTTGCTTCGTTCCATACTAAGAAACGGATCAGGTTGTGCATATGGATCAACGCCCGCCATTGTCATAACTGCTAACTCTACTTCAGCGAACCCAAGTTCGGGCTGCAAATTATTAAAATCTCTTGGATTGCCATCACTATCTACATAGATATATGGCCATTCACCAACACCGTGTGGGACCATACCTGCAAATGTGCGTGGCCACTGTAAAGTTTGTGCAATTGTGGCTTTCATACCTAAGTATTTGCCAGCATATAATCTATCTAAGGTCTGAGTTGCTTGTTTAAGAACTTTTTCGGCATCGGCATCAACCGCTGGGAGAGCTGCTAATCCAGTTGCGGTCACATAAGCGCGAGCATCTGCTAAAGAAATATAGGTATCTGTGCCTACTGTAATTGTCATATTGATCTCCACAAAAGGATAAAGGGAGCACTTGGCTCCCTTTATTTATCTACCTACAATCTATTAGACTGTTACGTTCTTAAGAACAGCAACTTGTACTGGTGAAAACACAGCAGCAGCGCCGTACATTACAACGCGAACGCGAGTTGCGTCTTTACCTTCCAACTTGTCGAACTGATCAACACGGAACATTTGACCAGCTGTTGTGATACCAGCCAAACCGCCCGAAGCAGTGCCGTCATCCCAAGTACCAGTATAGATGTTTGTTTGGTTACCAGCAGTTCCACCAACATTGTCTGCAGCGATATAATCGTTACGGATGAATGGGATACCTTCATAAGACATAAACTGAACACCATTTAATTCTGTCATTGTAACACCACCAGCTGCACGAAGAGCCTTACGGAAAGCATTTTCGGCTTTCGCATTGCCCATAATCCACTGTGGCTTATAACCAGTACGGCTCAATGTTGCGTCAACCAAGTCGAACGAGAATGCAGCGTTTGCAGCGTCTTCAACTTGAGCAGCAAAAGCAGCATCGGCCATAATAGCAGCTAAACCATCCCAACCGTTAGCAGCAGTAGTACCATTGATAAGCATATCTTGATACTTACGTGCAACACCTTTAGCAGCGGAAGCAACTAAAAGAGCCAACGTGTTGTTACCAGCGTTAGCGCCGATTTGTTGTGCCAATTGCAAGTTAGCGATATCAGCCTGACCGGAGATACCCTTAAGAGCGATCTGAATCAAGTCAGATGTCATTGCGCTAGAGTCAGTGATAGTGCCATCAGCAGCAATCAATTGACCGTCAACTAATGTCTTTTCACGGTTGAATGCGTATGCATTACCGGCAACTGTATTGAATGGGATAAGACCCAAACCAGGTGCTACTGTAACGATTGTTTCGGCAATGCCGGCTTGTAGGTCGTCTAGACCAAGTAATTTATTTTCTGCAAGTGTAAATGATGCCATTTTATATATTTCCTTAAGTTAAAATTAAGTAAGTCGTTTAGCCGACCCACCTTGTAATTGAGAAAGCCCCGAAGCAATCTTATCGAAGTTAGAACGATTTTCATTTCGAACAACCCCCGATCCTTTTGGCTTCGTCGCACCAGTTCCCTGACTTGGTGCAAATAGATGCGGTGCTTTTGATTTGATTTCTTGCATCCAACCGCTAACTGTATAAGGTTTACCAGTTGAGTCCAACTTTTCTTCTTTGAACTTAACAACACCTTCTTCGGTAACATCGAACGCATTCTTCGCTCTAAACAAAACATCTTCTAAGGCTGACGAAATCACGCCGTGATCCGTTGCGGCCTTTACGACTTCGCTACCTAAAGTAAGTTCCGCTAATTTGGCACTTGCTTTTGAAAACTTGTCGCTCAATTCATTAACCTTACTATCATAGGATGTCTTCATTTCTGAAGTCATTGTTCCTACTCTAGATGCAGCTAATGCATCAATTCTT